TTTGCGGCCAGGACTCGCCCCGTCGGCGACTGCCTACTCTGGACCGGCAGCACTAACGGAACTTATGGGATGATCGCGATCGGGCAAGGGCGCGAGCAATATGCGCACGTCTACGCATGGGAACGTGCGAACGGGCCACTGCCAGAAGGCATAATGCCGGACCATCGCTGCCACAATAAACTGTGCGCTAACGTCGAGCATCTACGCCTAGCGACGAAGAAGCAGAACGCGCAGAACGTGACCGGGCCGCGGGTCGATAATACTTCGGGCTATCTCGGCGTCAGCTGGGATAAGACCCGGCAGAAGTGGATCGCCTACGCGAGTATCGACGGGAAGATGAAGAATCTAGGCCGATTCGACGACGTCGAAGAAGCCGCCCGCGTTGCGCGTGAAGCCCGGCTGAAGCACTACACGCACAACGATCACGACCGTAGCGCCTAGCGGGCAGGGATCTTGAAAACCTGCCCAGGAAAAATCCAATGCGGGTTCCTTATTATGGCTTTGTTCAGGTTGAAGATTTCCGGCCAGCGGTAGGGGCTGCGCAGGTACTTCGCCGCGAGATCCCACAGGGTATCGCCGGGCACGACCCGATGCTGCCGGGCCGCTGGCGCTGCGGGCTTGCGTACCGGGGCGGGCTTCGGGATGACGCGCACCAGGTTCGCCGGTTCGGTGACCGCTTCTTCGAGCGACCACGAAAGGCGGGCGCGGGAGATCCGGTTATCGGCGGCGCGCTGCTCGACCGAGACCGGCAGGTCTTTGATCCACCACCATTTATTAGTTTCGAACTCGGCTGACCCGCCGACAAAACGCACCCTTGCCCCGTCGCGGGCGAGCTTGACCAGGGGCGTGATCAGGTGCTCGATCGACGTGCGGTAGTCCGATGACGCGATCGTGTGGCTGAAGGACAGGGCCGACGCGCTCGGGCCGATCATGCGCTGAATCGGCTTCAGCCCTTCGGTCTCGACCGACCCGAACCGTGCGACGTTGACGTGTTCGAACTGCGACGGCGATGAATACAGGGTGAAGCGCTGGCCGCGCTCGGTCGTTACGGCCATAGTGCTGGCCCGTTGGGGGCGGGCGATGATTACCCTGACCATCTAGTAACTCCTGTTTTCGTTGCGGAAGATCTCATTTACTGCGTCGCGGATCGCGTCGATATCGGTTTCGCTGACCCGTTCGCCCTGCGTATTGATGACGATCTGCACGGCGCCTTCGGCGACGATCGTCGTGCTGCCGCCGCCGCGACCGGCGCTGCTGTAGCCGCTGGTCAGGGCCGGGCCAGACCCGGCAGGCCTGCCGCCAGACGCCGCAGCGTTCGCGGCCATGATGTTGCTAGGGCCGATCGCCCTAGTCAGTTCGGGGACCAGGACCGATTCGCCGGGGGACAGCAGCGCGGGGATCACGTCGCGGCCCGGCGCGTAGCCGCCGAGCACGCCGCCGCCAGCGAACATCACGCCGTTGCCGGGGTAGACGCCGCCGCCCGAGTTCTGCGGCATGATGCCCTGCCCGTTGTCGTCTTTCGCGATGCCGAGCATGTCCTGAATTCCGCCGAGCGGGTTGTTAGCGAACTCGCCGATCTTCCCGAGCACGGTTTCGATCGCGCCCGCGACGGCGTCGAACGCGCCCTTGATCCCGTCGATGACCGGCTGCAACTTATCGCCGACGAAGGACATGAAGCCTTGAAAGTTCTTGATCAGGTCGTCGATGAAGGACTTGACGCCGTTGATCGCGCCGCCGATCGTGACGCTGAACCAATCGCCGACGGCCTTCGCGGCGGGCATGAGGGTGTTGTTCCAGAAGTCGGTTAGGCCGCGGAACGCGCCGACGATCAGGTCGATGACCGGCTGGATCAGGGTCGTGTAGATCCAGTTCATGACCGTGCCGATGAAGTTGCCGACCGCCTGAAAGGCCGGGATCAGGACGCCGTTCCAGAAGTTCACCAGCCCGACGAAGCCGTTCACGATGAAGTCGATGACCGGCTTGATCAGGGTCGTCCAGATCCAATTGAAGATCTGCCCGATGAAGTTACCGAACGACTGCATGCCGGGGATGATGATCGTATTCCAGAAGGAAATGAGGTTATTGAACGCGCCGACGATGAAGTCGACGACGGGCTTGATCGCGAACGTCCAGATCCATGTGAAAATGCTGCTGATGAAGTTCGCGAGGGTCTGGAAACCTAGAACGATGTTCGCGGCGACGTCGCCGAACCATTTGCCGAGCGCCTGAATCGCGGGGAACAGGACGCCGTTCCAGAAGTCGACCAGCTTGTGAAACAGGAACACCGCGATCGTCGTGAGGTTCCAGACCAGGCGGCTGATCCAGTCGAAGACCGGGGCGAAGAAGTCGCCGACGGCTTTGACCGCGGGCATCAGGACGCCGTTGAAGAAGTCGACCATCATGCCCCAGCCGTCGACGAAGAAGCCGATGAAGTCGCGGAACCAATTACCGATGTTCGCGAACGTGTCGCCTAGGAACGTGCCGATGTTCGCGAAGACGTCTTCGAACCATTGCCCGACGGCGTCGATTGCGGGCAGCAGGGTCGTGTTCCACCAGTCGACGACGTTGTTCCATGCGCCGACGATCCAGTCGGTCGCGGTCTTCACGGCGTCGCCGACCCATTTCATCGCGGCGTCGACGCCGTCCCTGAACCATTCGACATTGTTGTAGGCCCAGATGAACGCGCCGACCAGCAGCGCGACGATGCCGATGATCCAGCCGACCGGCCCCATCGCGACCAGCCATGAAGCGGCGATCTTCACGGCGTTCACGGTCGCCGCAGTAGCCATAAGCACCCAACCGCCGATGATCTGCCAGGCGGCGATGACGTTCATCGCTGACGCCTTCACGGCGGCGCCCTGCGTCATGGCCCAGGCGATGCGGGTCTTCACCGCGGCCTTCATAGCTTCGATGCCCATCTGCACGAAGCGGGGGATCAGCAGGGTCAGGATCAGCCCGGCGACGACCGTGATCGGGTCTTTCCATTCGACGATTTTGTCGGCGACGGCCTTCAGCTTATCGGGCAGTTTGATCGCCGCGTCGCGCAGCTTCAGCAGCATGTCGACGGCCTTCGAATCTTCTTCCCAACCGAACGCCGACTTCAGCATGCCCTGATAGTCGCCCTTCACGATCAGGTCGTAGAGACCGATCGCGCCTTCGCGGATATCGAACAGCAGATCGACGACGGGGTTATCTTCTTCGACGTTGAACGCCTTCGCGAAGGCGCCGCTGAAGTCGCCCTTCACGAACAGGTCATAGAGTCCCTGCGCGGCGTTACCGGTCCATTCCATCGCCTTCCCGAGACCGTTCGACAGGGCGCCGATCGCGACGGTCGCTGCGGGCTTGATCTTATCGAGCGCCTTCATCAGGCCCGAGTTGATCGTCGCGTTCAGGTTGCCGAGCGCGCCTTCGAAGGTCTTCGTCGACTTCGCGGCTTCTTCGGCGATCGGCTGATTACCGAGCGTCATGATCGCGGCCTGAAATTCTTCGGCGGTAATCTCGCCGTTTTCCATCGCCTTTTTGAAGTTGCCTTCAAACGCGCCCGCGTTGCGCATGGCCTTCTGAAGCTGACCGGACGCGCCAGGGATCGCGTCGGCGAGCATGTTCCAGTCTTCGGCCATGAGCTTGCCCGCGCCTGCGGACTGGCCCAGTGCAAGGCTGACGGACTTGAATGTCTCGGCGTTGCCGCCCGCGACGGCGTTCAGGTTGCCCGCGGCCTTCGTGATAGCGCTGTAGTCCTTCACGCCGTTCGCGGCAAGCGTCGCCATTGTCTTTTGAATGGTCGGCAGGTCATAGACCGTTTGGTCGGCGAAGGCTTTCGCGTCGGCGGTCGCCTGCGTGATCGCTGACGTGTCAAGCCCCGCGAAGGACATAGTCGACTTGAACTTATCCGTCGCGTCACTCGCCCGGCCCGCTTCGGCGATGAAGCCGCCGACCATCTGCGCCCCGAAGTAGGTCGCGACCAGCGCCCCCGCCTTCTTCAGCCCGTCACCGAAGCCGTTCGCGGTCTTCTCGCCCTGCCTGCGGGAATACTCGGGCAGGCCGTCGAGTGCGGTCTTGATCTTCGAGCGCATGGTGCCGAACATTCGGGCCGCGCCGTCGGTCGCCCTGCCGATCGGCCCGCCCATGCCGGAAAAAAGCCGGTTCTGCTTCTTCAGGTCGCCGTCGATCGCGTTTGTCGACTTCGTGACCGCCGCGGCCTGCTTGCGAGATCCTTCTTCGACGGTCTTCGTGAAGCCTGCGACCTTCTTTTCAGCCGCGGCAAGGGGGGCGCTCATTTGGTCTTTGAGTTCGGCGGTCAGTGTGACCGTTTCGTTAGCCAATTTCGCGCCCCCCTTCCGTTGTTATTTGCTCTTGCGGTTCTGTTCGTCTGCCCGTCGGCGGTCATCGGCCCATAGAACTCTGGCCGCTGCCGCCCTGACCGCCCGGTGACGGTAGTCCTTTTCGGCGACTACCGTGACCGGGTCGATCCCGATGCGCTCGGCGATCCGCGCCTGCTCGGCGAAGTCGGCACGGTCGGCGAGCCATTCGGTTAGGCGTCGGTAGGGTCCAGCGGTTCGAGGTCTTCGCCCCAGCCCGCGGCCTTCAGGACCGCGGCCCCGATGGTGTTCGTCTCGGCGTCGCCCAGGAACTTACGCACGGCGACGTGCGAGACGCTGCCCTTACCGAAGGCGTTCACGAAGGTCGTCGAGTTCACGATCAGGTCGTCGCCGTCGGCGTCGACGATCTTCTTCAGCTGACCGTCGATCTCCTGATAGATCGCCGTGTTCTTCTCGAAGATCGCCATAGCGTTCCCGACGCTCATGTCGGCATCTTCGACGTTCTTCTTCTTGCCCTTCGAAGCGTTACGGTAGCGCTTGATATCCGGCTCGGTGATCACGGCGTCGAACTCAAGAACGAAGCCGCCAGGCCGGGACTTGACCGGGAACTTCACGACGTTCGAGATCGCTTCACCGGCCAGGCCGAGCAGCTGGTCGAGGGCGCTGTCGCCGGTCGCTGCTGCCTTGACGGGTTCGGGGTTCGTCATGCCGAGCGATTCGGCGTTCGCGGGCCTGATCGTCAGGTCGTTTTCGGTGCCGCTGATATCGGGAACTTCGGTGCCGTAGAGAGTCATGTGATTTTCCTTCTGCCCAGTACCCGCCGCGGGTCGGCGGGCCTATGACCCGATCGTCGCCCGACCCTAGATATGAGTGTGGGACGGCTTCCGTGTTGGCACTGGACAGGCCGAACGAGAGGGAAACCGCCCCACACTTTTATGACCCGGCGCTTACCTGCGCCCAACAGCGCGCCGGGGGTTTATAGGGATCAGGCCGGGCCAGAAGTGGCGAAGGTCAGCGTGATCTCGGCAGCATCAGAAGATGCCGCGTCAGACTCGGGTTCCTGCAAGCCGTTCAGCAGGCAGTCGGGGTACGTCGTCGGCTGGCCGACCTTGCCCCAGTTGGCATCGGTCGCCTGCTTCGTGATGTTGAACCGACCCCGCCCGAGCAGCTTGCGCAGCTGCTTGATCCAGACGTCATCGCGGGACGGCGCGACGGTGCGGGTGACTTCAATATCATCCCACTCGGCAGGCCCGGCCAGCAGGTCGGCCCGGTCGCTGCCGCCGTCGTAGTCCTTCGTGACTGAAGCCGTGCCGCCCGCGCCGCTGAAAGCGCGCCAGGTGCCGGGGATACCTTC